AAGCTCTATCGCTCGTTGTGGGGCGAGTCGACGTGGGAGCCGCACGATATGCAGCGGGAGATCCTCCTTGATCCCACCCGCAACAAGGTCGTCGCGCTCGGTCGTCGCGCCGGGAAGAGCCAGACGGGCGGACGTCGTCTGGTTCCGGAGGCTTTCCGGACCTGGTATGAGCTAGACAGGCTTCGCGCGCTTAGCCAGCGCCGTGAGTACTGGATTGTTGGACCGGAGTACTCTGACAGCGAGAAGGAGTTCAGGACCGTCTGGAATGAGCTGAAGCGGCTCGGCTTCACGTTCGACAAGCCAGGATCCTATAACAACCCGGAATCCGGCGAGATGATTATCTCGATGTTCGACCGGAGGTTCATCGTAGCCGCCAAGTCGGCTAAGTACCCGGGCACACTCGTGGGTGAAGGCCTCTCCGGCGTCATCATGGCCGAGGCTGCGAAGATGAAGCTCTCCGTCTGGCACAAGTACATTCGGCCGACGCTAGCTGACTTCAACGGCTGGTCCATGTTCAACTCCACCCCGGAAGGCAAGAACTGGTTCTATGACCTCTACATGATCGGGCTCGACCCCCGGCGCGAGGACTGGAAGAGCTGGCGCGCTCCCTCTTGGGTCAACCACCATGTGTACCCGGGCGGGGTCAACGAGGAGTTCATGGCCAAGGCGATTGAGATGCGACGTCGCCACAAGTTTGATAGCCTGTTGCTGCTGTACAAGCAGATCAGCCGGAGCGGTAAGATCAGGTTCCGGCCGACGCGGGAAGGCCGCGTGCTCAAGGACAAAAACGGGGAGGTGATAGTCAACGAAGAGATCTGGTCGATGTTTCTGGACATGAGTCTGGAGATGTTCAACCAGGAGATAGCCGCGCTCTTTACCGAATTTGTGGGTCGCGTGTTCAAGGATTTCGATGAGGAGATCCACGTCACCCCTCAGGAATATCAACCGCACTGGCAGACGTTTGCCTGCGCGGACTACGGGTTCACCAACCCGTTTGCTTGGCTCGTTGTACAGGTCGATCCCCACGGAGAGCGCGTCCATGTCCTGGATGAATACTATGAGGTCTACAAGACTACAAAGGAAGCAGCAGCTGAGATTGCTGCTCGCGGACTCGCGCCGCGAACAATCCGCACGTTCTACCCAGACCCAGCTGAGCCCGACCGAACTAAGGACCTGGCTGGCATCCTCAAGCTCAAGCCGCACTCAAAGGGTTCTATCCCCTTGGAAGATCGACTGGAGTGGATCCGACGAGGGCTTAAGATAGATCCTCGGCTGGGCGGAGCCCCATCCTTGACAATCCATCCCCGGTGTGCCAACCTGATCCGGGAGATGAACAACTACAAGTATCCAGAGTCGGCCGAGAAAGCAGGCGAAAAGGGTCGGTCGGCTAAGGAGAAGCCTATGGACAAAGACAACCACGCTCCTGAGGCGCTAGGTCGGTTCTACAGCGGCTTCTTCGGAAGACCGTGGGCAGGCGGACCCAAGCAGAGCCAGGCCAAGCAGAATAGGTGATACGATGGCAGGAGTTAGCCCTTACACAACAGCGCTCAAGCTCGGTCGTCCGAAGCCCGACTATGTGCTGAATGAGCAGGACGCCAACCGTGTGACGGCGTACTGGACCTACTGGGACATCTTCCGCAACGTGGAGGACGCTTTCCTCACGGTCCTGCGGAACGACGATGGCGACGAGCTTTCGCGCCGGTGCATCCCTGCCGCCCGCACGATCATCGAGGCCACCAACCGGTACCTCGCGAAGGATCCCACGATCACCCCCAACCCGATCGTGATCAACCCGGATGGGACGGAGCTACAGGCGGACATCGCGACCCTGGCCCAGATCATGAAGCTGTGGAGCGACCTCGCGAGCCGGGAGGAGTTCTGGACGAAGTTCATGTCCATGAAGCGCTGGCTGCTGATCCGGGGTGACGCGATCCTGCACCTGACGGCCGACGACACCAAGCCAGAGGGCACCCGCCTCAGCATAAACGAGGTAGACCCTTCCGGATACTTCACGATCCCAGACGCTATCGACCCCACCCGTGTGAATGGTGTCTACCTCGTCTCGATCGTGGATGACGACGAAGGCGAGCCGGTGGCCCAGCGTCAGCGGTACATCCGGTTGGACAACGGGGCCATCTGGACCCAGCTGGAATTCTTCGCGATCGACAAGTGGGACGACCGGGCTCCGTTCACTGAGGCTGACCTGGAGGTGGCCGACGTCCCGGAGCGCTTCGCCGACAGCCCTCTCATCACCGGCTTCCAGCTGGACCCCCGCATCACCCAGATCCCGGTCTATCACTACCGGAACAACCGCGAGGGCGGGATGCCCTTCGGGATCTCGGAGCTGCAGGGGATCGAGACGCTACTAGCTGGCATCACCCAAACGGCTACAGACGAAGACCAAACGGTTGTTCTTACCGGCGTGGGGATCTACGTCACGACCTCGGGCAAGCCGCGAGACTCAGACGGCAACGAGCAGGAGTGGGTGATCGCTCCGGCCTCCGTAATGGAGCTAGAGAGCACAGAAGACCGTTTGGACAGGGTGCCAGGGGTCACCTCTGTTCAGCCGCTCCTGGACCATATGGCCATGCTAGAGGGGCAAGCACAGAAGACGACCGGCACGCCTGACATCGCCGTGGGGCGGGTAGAGGTAACCGTCGCGGAGTCCGGCGTGGCGCTCGCGATCGAGATGGCTCCCATCTTGGCGAAGAATGCCGAGAAGGAGCAGGAGATCAAGTCCAAGACCGAGCAGATGCTGTTCGATCTGGTCAACATGTGGCTTGTGGTCTATGAGGGCCTGGACCCGAAGGGCGTGACGCTCCGGCTCACGTTCGGCGATCCGCTCCCGCCCGACCGGAAGGCGATCCTCGCCGAGATCACCGAGATGATCTCCAACAAGCTCATCTCGACCGCCTTCGCCCAGACGCTGCTCCGCGAGCGCCTCGGCTACGACATCCCCAAGGACGACCAGGCGGCCATGCTCGAAGAGCAGACGCAGATCCTGGACGCTACCGGCGCGCGTCTTGACGAGGCGGCTGCTGGAGGGGCTGTGGTCTGATGGCCGTCCCGAATCCGAAGGATTGGATAGCGGCCTACGCGAGAATACAGAAGCTAGCTGACTCGGATCTCCTAGTCGTCCTGAACCAGGCCTTCGCCGACATCGACCGGATGCTCAGTGCTATGTCCGCCCAGCGGAGCGTGTCGGAGGCGGTGCGGATCGAACAGCTCATGACCGTACGCAGGCATATCCTTCGGCAGCAGGCAGAAATCTTCGCGAGGCTAGGCAACATCGTCACCGCGAGGCAGCTGGAGGCGGCAGCCGCCGCGAGCGAGCTAGGCAGCGCGATCGACGACGTTTTGCTGAGTGCCCTCGGTGACGCTGACCTGGCTCGCAACCTCCGCGCCTCCCTAGCCGCCACCGCAGAGCAGGGCGTGCAGGCTGCGATTGCCCGGATGACGCTGAGTGAGGTTCCGCTATCTCAGAGGATCTACAACACCCAGGCCTGGATGGACGGCCGGATCCAGAAGGGGATCAATTCGGCGCTAGCCCGAGGCCTATCGGCGCGGGAGTTCGCGAAGGAGGCACGCGACTGGTTCGACCCCAGGGTGCCCGGTGGCGTGCGCTATGCTGCGTCGCGGGTAGCGCGCTCGGAGATCAACAACGCTTTCCACGCGACCTCCATTCAGCAGGCCGCTGAGAAGCCCTGGATCGAGAAGATGCAGTGGCATCTATCCTCCTCGCATCCCAAGCCGGACCTATGCGACGCGTACGCCAAGGGTGGGCCGAAGGGTGACGGGCTGTACGCACCGAAGGACGTGCCCCGAAAGCCCCACCCGCACTGCTTCTGTTATGTGGTACCTATCTCGCCGGACGAGGATGAGTTCCTGGACGGGCTGCTGGCCGGGAAGTACGACAAGTACCTGAAGGACAAGTCCCTGCCACAGCCGCCTTCGACCAGACCGACAGCGACACCCCGAGTCAGCAAGGCGAAGCCCTCAGCCAATCCGAAGGCTCCGGCGAGCCCCGCAGCCCCGAGGCTGAAGAAGGTTCCGCCCAAGCTTGAGGCGCATCTTCGCGACATCAACAAGGTCCCGGGGCGGGACGGCAAGATTGTACACGATGCCCTAACGCACCAGGCCAAGTTCTGCCCAAAGGCGATGGGGCACCTTGGCGACGTCGAGATGCTGAATGGGAACGCTCTGGAGCGCTTCTACGCAGCGAACGGCCGGAGCGCCCTGGGCGGGTACGACGGAGGACGCGTCACGCTTACCCCGCATGCCTTCTCCAAGCAGTACGACGAGGGCTTCAAGGCTGAGCTGAAGTCGGGCTGGTCGGTCAAGTGTGGCCATAGCGCGCAGGGGAGCCTGGTCGCGCACGAGCTAGGCCACCACATGGATGAGTTCATCGAACACCACCTACCCTCGCGGACGGAGGTGTGGGCGGCTATCGCGAAGGAGTTCAAGGTGGTGCCGCCTAGCCTCCACGACAACACCAGCCTTTACCTTTGGGTACGCCGGAACAAGGACTTGGTGGAGAGGGAGGTCTCCATCTACGGGGCAAAGAACCAGTTTGAGATCATCGCCGAGATCTGGACGGAATACACGACCAACCCGAATGCACGCGCGCACATCAAGAGGATTGGGAAGGTAATGCAACGCCTTGTTGAGGAGCAAGCCTGATGACAAGCCGACTTCCTGTAATTTGCCTGGCCTGCACTCGTTTCCGCAAGGATGGGACTTGCAAGGCATTCCCAAATGGCATTCCGGACGACATTGTTGTATTTGGACGCGACCATCGGACCAGCGTCAATGGGGATAATGGGATAACCTTTCTCCAAGGCGAGGAGCCGGAGCAAATCGAGGCGTTCAGCGATTGGAAGCGAGTTAACGAGGCAAGATAGACTTGCCATTCAGATGGGCTAAGATACCGGAGGAAAGAACCATGACACAGCCTGATCCGAGTGCACAGAGCGGCACCGGAAGCGCACAGGGCGGCGCGACCGACACCGGGCAGGGAACGGGAGCAACCCAGGATCCGAGCGCACAGAGCGGCGCGGTAGACCAGGGTGGGACCGGACAGCAGCAGACTCCCCCACCAGCGATGGTGACTCAGGCGGAGTACGACGCTTTGAAGTCCCGGCTCAGCGCAGCAGACAAGACCAGGACCGAAGCGGAGACTCAACTCCGCCAGCTCCTGGAGAAGGATCTCCCAGAGCAAGAGAAGCTCAAGAAGGCTCTCGACGAGGCGGCGGCAGCCCGTGATAAGGCAGTGGTCGATCTCCGGCAGACCCGCATTGAGAACGCATTCCTGACAGACAACAAGTACAAGTGGCAGAATCCCAAAACCGCCCTGAGGTTGGCTGATCTCTCGAAGGTCGAAGTCAATGACGATGGAACGGTGCTGAACCTCCCGGCCGCTCTCGAAGCGCTCGCGAAGTCCGAACCGTATCTGATCGCCGCTGAGACTCCGGCTGGAGATCCGCCAAAAGGCAGTACCGGTGCCCCCGCTGGTGGCCGCGCGAGCGACGCCAACGCTGACCTGAAAGGTCTGGCTAGCCGGATCCCTGCCCTTCGGACGCGCGGCATCGGGAACTGAGTCCTTTGAAGGAGGGAAGTCATGGCAACGATCACCCCACTCGATCCTCGGTCTAGTGTCGGCGTAGTAGCAGCGCCCAGTAACGCAGCCGGGGGTGGGGACGTCATCCCGATGCAGCCGGGCAAGCAGTACGTGATCAAGGTGAACAACGGAGGCGGCGGCGGCATCACCGTCAGCGCTGACGATCCGGTGACCGGTGGCACGGAATACAGTGCCGTCCCGATTGCGGCTGGGGCCAGCCGCCTGTTCAACTTCAAGCGGCCGAACTATGGAGCCGTTCCCACCGCAAACATCGCCTTGACGTACTCCGGCGTGACCACGGTCACGGTCGAGGCGTACGGGCCACTGAACTGAGAGAGGAGGAGCCTTTCTAATGTCACGCTTTGACAAGGTCGAAAATCGCTCGGGTAGCTTCCGCGCGCCGCTGGCCGCTGCGATTGCTCTCGCAGACGTCGGCAAGATCTTTGCTGTCTCGATTGACAGCTCTGGCCGTGCGGCGATCGGCGGAGCGGCTACCACAGCCATCTCCGGTCTGATCTGCGCCGTGCGAGGGATGGCGGCTGGCGAGCCTATCGACGTCATGACCGCTGGCGAGATCGAGGACGCGACCGAAACCGCAGGCACAGCCTTCGTGCTCGGCCTTCCGGTCTTTGCCCACACCGATGGCACTGTGGATG